GGTATCTCTGGCATTATCCTATCATCCCCGCTTGTCCTATATTAATATCACCTTCATATCCTGTGTTTACTACACCACTCAAATTAATTTTTTTTTTTAAGAAACTCCAACTTGAACTATCTGTTCCATCAGCACCTATAAATCCACTAGCAAGTGTTCCAATAGCAGAATATATACCTGCTCTTCTTTGTGCTGATGCTTCCATTCTTCCAGAGTATAATGCACTTTTGCCTTTAAATGTATACATATCAGCTTGTTGTAAATTTTGTTTTTCTTTTATTAAACTATTTCTTTTAGCCATATTCATATCATATTGCATTCTTTTTAACTGATCTAATTGAACTAGTAATGGTGAGCCAGAATCAATACTTGCACCAGTTTTAGCAAATCCTACTTTTTGTGTTGCTGCAACTTCTCTTTGAACACGACCTAATAATCTTCTTTCTTCTCTTCCAGCCATTTCTGTTGCTCTTGCTTTTTCTTTAAAAATTTTAGCATTGTAATCAAACTCTTGTTTTCTTAATCTAGCTTGCTGCATAGTGGTTTTAGATGCAGCTCTAGAAGCCATAATACCACCTAATGCTTTTACAACTGTTGCTGGACCTATCACTTACCGACTCCTTCTATATCTAATATCATACCTAATACTGTACATGGTTGTGGCTCATCTTGAACTACATATACAGTTTGCAAATATTCATTCGCATTACTTAAATAACATGGAACATCTTCACTATTCAATGAAGAAGCACTAACAAACTCAACTTCGTTTAAATCTGAAGCAGTTTCTGTTTGTCCTACTTTAGCAGATAACGTATCTTTAAATCTAATTAATGCTTGTGACACTGCTATTTTACTACCTCTTGTTGAGCCACTTCTAAATTCTAATCCTAAATATAATGGTGCAAGTGTTGATGTGTATGACAATCCTACATAAACAGTAGCGTTAGATGGAGTAGAATCTAATGTAATAGCATTACCACTAACTGTTTTAGTTTGTGTAACTCCATTAACTTTAGCTATAACAGATTTTCCTTCTAGATGATTTAACCCACTTACAGTTGCACTAGAATGATTTGTGTATTTTTTATACAAATCTAATCCAGGATATTCTGTAGTGTATGTAGACCCCCAATTACGAGCATCCATTTTTACATAACATCTTTCATTATTAGTTTTCTTTAATACAACATATACACAATCTTCTCCACTAGATGTAGGTAATACTGTTACTGATTCAGCAGTTGCACCATCAAACGTATGTCTATGCCAACCAAATGTTTTTGTTTCTTTTTCATATGTAAGACCAATAAGTTGACCATCATTTCTTATCATCCATATAATGGTTTCAGGTTGAGTTTGTACTGCCATTTGAAGTATACCACCTTCTGTAGCCTGGTCTGCAAATGAAGCTAGGTCTGATGCTAAAAATACACCTCTAGTATTTTGATCTAACCACTCTCTTAACTTTGTTCCTTGTCTCATAAAAAATAAAATAGATGCATTTACTAACTCACCTTGTATTTTGTTTGATCCATAATTACTTTGACGTTTAATATTTAATTGTGTTGGTGTTACTGCTAACTGATCAGACCCAGAGCCTAATGCCCATTCGTTTGCACTTGTACCTATAATTAAACTAGTAGAAGGACATAGCCATCGTATTTCATCTACTGTATTAGAATTTATTGTAAGACGCATAGAATCATTAGCAATAACTCCTGTTTGAAAATTATCTAAATCATTAGATTTACTTAACCATATAGTATTAGGTTTTTCATCTGTACCACCAAAACATAATCTACTTTCGTATATTGCAATAGAATGTGGAAAACCTTGTTTTTTGTTAAATGCTGATTCATAAAATTCTATTTTATCAGGATATCTTCTAGACCACTTACCATCTACTAAATCATCTTCAAAAACATTTGATGATTCATGTTCTACTTGACATTGATAATAACTTGTTTGTCCACCCGCTGTTGTATATCCTTGTATATGACCATCATCTTCTACAGTATAATATTTATCTAATTGTGGATTATAAGCTATACCTCTTAAATCTTCGTTATCTAAATTCATTAAAGTATATTCAAAAGTTAATCCTGATCCCACAGTAATGTTTGGTTGATATACTTGTATTTTATTACTGTCATTATCTAAAACTTTTAGTAGCCCATTATTAGAAGTAAAATCTAAAAACTGTGTATTCCAATTGCTTACACTTGCAGCAGAGCCACTTGCTATTCCAGAATCTGAATTTGTTGCTTTACTTACACTTGCAATGGTACTACCATCTGCACTAACTTTCGTAACATATAAATTAAAATTAATATCATCAGCAGTATCAAATTGTGAATAATAACTTCCTGCAAAATAAAAATGAGAGCCATCAAAACCTAAACCAAATGTTTGATTATAACCTCTATAGGTTAATGAAATTGTTCTTAAATTAGAATCAAAAGAGCCATCAGAATTAAATTTAACTAAAGTACCTTCTCCACCATAATTATTTTGAGCAAGTCTAGTTCCTATAGTATATATATGATTATCATACCAAGCTATATCACTAGGTGCATATGTTGAGTATCCACCGCTACCAATGCTAGTGCTTTCAGTATTTAAATCAATTACAGAACTAGCTGTTAAACTTCCATTTATTACAGTCCCATTATCAGATATTGTAGCCGCAGGATAAACGTATACTTTAAAATCATTACTTTCATTTACTAATACAAGTAAACTGTTACTAATTGTTCCTGTTTCTGCCCATACAGAGCCTTGTACGCCTGCTAAAGGTGTTGACCCATCGGTCTTAAGTAATTGTACAGAGCCACCACTTAACATTTCTAATGACCCATCAAATTTTATTTTATCATTCTTTAAATAATTTTTACCATTAGACCATTTACAATTACCATTAGTGCCTTCATAATCTCCTACACTATCTATAATAGGAGAATCTAACGTAGCTACAACAGATGTAGCACTTGACCTAGATACAATAGTACAAGGTGCTTCTATGTAAGGATTTTCTGTTTTTAAATTAAAACTAAATTTTTGTGTAACTAAATCTTCATCATAATTTCTTGTGTAAAAACTAGTTACCACTCTTAATAAGCTATTGCTAGGCTCAGGCTCGGTTGATGCAAATGTAAAGTTTTTTTCTTTAATGGTTTTAGTTGTATCAGCTTCAGGGTCTAACATTATACCACTTGTATCTCCTAAAAAAACATAATCTTCAAATGTTGTACCACCATCTAAACTTCTTTGTACTACAACTTTACCTCTCCATGTTCCAAAAGTTTCTATAGACCAATTTGAAAAAGAAGCATTTAAAGAGTCTGAATTACCTGATTGTTTAACAAATGCTACATTTCCTTTTTCATCATTTCTTATTGGTATCATAGATAAATTATCTAATATTGAATTAGCAGTATCTCTTTTTTGTTTTAATATAAATTTAGCACCAACATGAGTTGTTTCAAAATAATCTTGTGATGCTGTTATTTCCACAGTTGTTCCTTGTGGAATAAATGTTCTGTATAATCTAGCAGTAGATGAAGAATCACTTATAGCAGTGCTTGCTATAGTTCCTGATGTATCATGTGTAAAAGTAAAAGTATCTGCTGATGGTATAGTCGCTACTTCATATGTTCCATTTAATGTTTTTATAGCAGTACTTCCACTTAAATTAATTAAATTTACCATATCACCTACAGCAAAAGTATGACCTACACAGGTAATAGTTACAGTTGTTGAACTTCTTACTACATTAGTTATAGGAAAACTTTTTATACTAGCATTTGCTAATTTAAATGTTGTATCAGGGTTTAAATCTATTGTTGGAGGGTATTTAAATTCTAAATCACCTATTTCAAAATTAGTATCTGAAAGTCTTGATAATTTTTTTACTGCATGATTAGGATGTGCAATAAATACTACATCAGCAGATTGTGTTAATTTTAAATCATATAGTTCTGATGTTGTATATTCTGTAGATAATGTGCTTTTTAAATCATTATCTTTATAAATAAGAAGCTGTAAGTTTGAAAATATAAGTGTGTAAGCATTACTGTTATTAAAAACAAATGGGTATATAACATTAGCTGTAGAGCCTAATGTTGATAAATATTTTGTTCCTGGTCTTCTATCTGCACCACCAGTTTGCATTGGAATAAAGTTTTCCATTTTAAGACAAGCGGCATCATATAATTCGTTGTCATATCTTGCATAAGTAGATGGAGATACTTCTCCATTATTAAATGCATTTATAGATTTTTTTGCCACTATATCTCCTATTCAAATGAGCCATAAGAAGATAGTTCGAAAGGTGGATAAGATGTAACTGATGAGCTTGAAGATGTATATGTTGCTTCTAACCATTCACTATCTATCGTAGGTGTTTCATTTCTCTCAAATCCATTTATTCTTCTAGCTTCTGGTAATACTATTTGTTGAAAATCTTGTAATAATAAAACTGCTAAATCTTTATCTCCAGTAATAGGCATTGCTAATTTATAGGCCAGGTAAGATGTAAATGCATTACCAAATAAAGGATCAAAATCTGTTGTATCTGGTATAGCTTCGTAACACATATATATTGGTGTAAAATCTGTAAGTATTGCATTGCCTTCTCTTTTCCATGCAAAGTTTGATTTAGCATATCTATAAGAAGATGATTGGTCTGTTAGATAAACTGATCGTTGTGCATCTGATGGTATTCTGTAAGAATAATCATATTCAAAATCAGGTGCTACTATTGAAATAGTTAATCCAAAACCAGCTGAACTACCACCATTATAATCTCCATTAGGACTGTAGTTAGTATTTTCTAAAGTTACTGTAGTGGTGCTACTACCTAATCCTAAACTTACTTGCCAAACTTTTGCTCCTGCTCCTGTAACTGCTCTTTCTACTTTTGCATATCCTTCTGCTGTTGCAGTAGTTTCTGTACTTGTGTAAATAGGAAAACCATTGCTATCAGTAGATGATGCAGTAAGATCACCATTAAAAGCACCATCGCTTTGTAAGTTACTTCCTGTTGTTATGTTAATTTTAAATGCACCTAACTGTACTCTTTTTTTACAACAATTCCAGGTGTGCATTCTTGTTAGCTCTTCTAATGTAGGATCATAATGCAATCTTGCTTGTACACCAGCAACTGTTGCATCACTATCGAAATCTGTTATTTGTAACCTATCGTTCCCTAATTTTGATAATGCTAAATTTGTAGCTATAGTTTTACTTGCGTAAGACATTTTTTCTCCGAAAAGTTAAGGGAGGTTTTACCCTCCCATTATGAAGCGTTACTCGTTGGTAACAATTATTGCGAAACCCTTTAAAGAGTAAGTCGCATCACTAGTCCAAGTAGTACCTGAAGTAGAGCCGAATATTTGCTTTCCACCAACATCTGTCAAAGGAGTCAGATGTACATTAGCTGCTGTAGAAGCAGTTAATGAAAGGTTAGCAACAATATCAGTTCCACCAGAAGTAGTACCAAGGTCTAGCTCTTTTGAACTTCCGATTGCACCAGTAGAAAGAACTACTGCAACTAATGTTGCTGATTGAGGTAAAACTTCAGAAAATACCATTGCAGTATCTGATGTTACAGATGCTATTTCAATTGGTATAATTTGAGCGTTTCCTCTATAAACATTCTTTTCTTGGATGCCATTAGCGAGTGCCGCAACTGCTGTTGAATTTGCCATCTAATTATCCTCCACTTATGAATCTTGACAAGGTAACACAACTACTTTTTCTTCTTCCATTCTAACAGCACCGAACTCTGCTTTCATGTAAGCGTAATAGTTGAACGATTTATCAGCTCTTTCACTAATTTTTGAAGTTAGATCAGGGTTGATTTCCAATAATCCTGCGTCAGGCATAAATGCATAACATAGGCGAGTGCTATCTGTTGAAGCAGATTTCCACTTACCAACGCCTGTATCAATGCTTGCATCGTCTAACTCGAAGTATGCTTCTAATGTTTCTGAAGTAGAAGTGTAACTTGCTTCAAGTGTTTCGATTTCAGCAGGTGTTCTATTTATGAATGGAACAATGTTGCTGATGCAGAATTTCGCACCCATGTAGTCATAAATAGTTCCGACTTGTGAATCTAATGGTCTAGAAGCAGTGTAATCAAAGTTGATGAAGTTATCATCTTCCATAATGTGCTTCCATTGTGTCCATGTGATTTTGAATATAGGTGCAGTAGTGTCAACATCTACAGAATTATTTCCGAACTTTTCTAAAACAGAAAGGAACTTCTTATAAGTTAACTTGTAGTTGTTGTCAGCAGCAGCATCAACACTAACAGCATTAGCTTGGTCTTTTAGTTTAGTATCAGTTTCACCTTCAACTCCACCTTTAGCAGCACCTAATAATGCTCTGTCGATGATGATGTCTTCTTGACGCATAAATTTATTCTTCATAATTTGAAGTTTAGCGTTTCGAGGATCAACACCCATTTTGCTTACGTCAGCCCAATCCATGAACTGTCCATCTTGGTAAGCAATTCTTGATGTACGTCTACGACTGTAGTCGATATCCGATACTGGAGAATCTCCGAATCGGTTAGTAACTTTAGATGGTAATCCACCACCAGTAGTTCTTTGGTAAACGCCTTCTTTACGAAACAAGTCGCCTGTAGCTAACTGAACGTAAGGACGCATCTTACCACCTTTGACTTCAACAGTTTCTCTAATAGCTCTGTCAAAACCAATTACATAAGTATTAAGCAGATTTCCCGCCATAATATACCCCCATTTAATTGTTATAATTTACGTTTGTCGGCCTTGAGTGTCCACACTTTGTGGGTCAAACCTAATATTAGCTTTTCAGCTTTGATTCTACACCAGGCTCACAAGGAGGTATCTGTTCTTAAATCTGTTTTTTGCTATACAAAATTATCTATATTTTTGTCAAGATATTTTCTCTAATAAGCTACTTCTTTCTTTAATCCAGTTTTGATAAGTAATATCACTAGTATTTCCAGTGTATTGCATCATCTTCTGTTCTATTTCAGAAAGTTGATCACTTAAAGATGCAAAATTGTCATTATTTCTTTGTTGAATAAGATCATCATTATCAATCAAAGGTAAAACATTATTATACAATGCTTGAATTAATTGCACGTTATTTCCAATAGAAGGATCATCCATAAGTTCTTCTAATCCCATAAATTCCATAACTTCAGCAACTTTACTCATATTGTAATCAAATTGATCACCTTTCCATATTTCTCTTAATTCAGCTTCAGCATCATTAACAGAAACATCATAATCTACATCTTCTTGTGCTACAGAATCAGCTAATGCTTTCATATCAAAATCAATAAGAGCTTGTACTGCATTATTAGAAATACCATGTTCAAATGCTAATTCTTTAAATTCTTGTACACGACTATCATCAATTTCAATACCTTCAGGTGCTTCAATATTTAACGCATATCCATCAACAGTTGTAGGTACACCTAAAAGTTCATGCACTTTATGAATATCATTTTGATCTTCTGATGCTAATAAGTCTTCTAATTTACCACCAACCATACTTTGTGCATTTATTGCACCTTTAGCTAGGTCAATTGGATTATTATACTTATTCCATATTGAATGATTACCAAGGTCATCTGGTAATCCTTGTAGCCAATCTGCATTGAAGTTCCCTTCATCGTTAAGCATCCCAGGCTGTTCTACAGTATCTGTTGTTTCAACAGGTGTTTCTACAGGTGTCTGTTCTTCACTCATAACTTTCCTTTACTTTTAATATGTTTTTTTTGATTTTCTTATTCTTTTTAATTTACTAGGTTTACTAGGTTTACTAGGTGTTTTTTTCTTCATTGGTTTTACTAATTTTTTAGCATACATTATACTCCCCTCCTTCCAAAAGTTGCATCATTAGGATCATATCCGGGAATAAAATTATCTTTAATATAAGTATCTTCTTCATTAATACCCATATCAATTCCCATTTCGCTATCATAACTTCCATAATTTAATGGTGATGGTGCAGTATAATCTCCTAACAATTTATCAAAATTTCTAACTGCTCTGCTTTTAGTTTGATTCCAATAATTTGTAAGCGTAAAATCTTCTTTATTAAAATTTTTATATTTTAGTTCTGCAGCAGCAAGAGATATATATCTTTGTTTTAAAATAGGTGTATCAGCTGTTGCTGCAAGTGAAATATTTTTTATCATGTTTGGAAACTTATCAACCCAGTTTACTCCCATGTTAAATGTAAGATCGATTAACACTTCTTTTTGATTTTCATTTAAAGAATTAAAGCCTTCAATTTTTTGAGCTGCTGCGTAATGAATTCTCCAATCTTTTTCAAAATACTCTTCAAGTAACTTATCATCGACTATATCTCCTAATTTATATTTTTTCTTTTCTTCTTCAGTCAACTTATGGCCATATCCCATAGATAAATAACCAAGACTGTCTTTATAAACATAGTTTTTGTAACCTTCGTTACCTTTTACATACGTTTTAACTCTTTGTACAAATTCTTTTTCACTCATCTTCTGATACCATTGCTTCGATATATCTAACGACATCTTGTAATGCGTTTCGATATGCACATTGTGCATGAGTGAGTTCTGACCCAGACTGCTCATCAATACCACTAAACTTGCGTAAATCAGATAATACTTCTCTGCCATTTTGTGTATTGAATATTGATTTGTATGCTGCGACTAATTGAATAATTTCACTTTTACTCATCTTCTTGTGCTTCTCCTAATAAACTATCTGGCTGAACACTACCACTCATTTTTTGAGCTGCATCAGCTAGTGCTGGTAATTGTTTAATTTGTTGTTGTTCTTCAAATTTAGCTTTCATTTCTTCTCTTTCTTTTTCAACTTCGTCAAGAGATTTTAATGCATTCATACTTGAACTATTAGCATACCACACTTCTCTAAATAATTTATCAGGCGAAACATTGTCTAATGTTTTTAACATTCTTTGATCTAATTGTGCCACCTCGCCAAACATTCTTAATGTTTGCATTGCACCCATAACTTCAAATGATTTAGTAGCCATAGATAATCTTCCTACATAATCTATTTCATAATTAGGATTGTCCTGTAATGCTTCTGGCAATGGTGGTAATAATTTTTTCTTTGCTAAAATATAATATATATGTTCCATAACAGGTGTAATATGTTCCTCAATATATCTTGCAACAAATGGTGATAAAGTCATTAAATCAGTTGTCATTCTTTCATTAACTTCTGTAGCAGTCATATTTCTATATTGGTCCAGCGGTCTAAACAAATGATTAAAAAACATACGTTTAATTTGTTCGTCATGTTGTTTGTATATTTCATTTGCAAGTTGTGGATTACCATTAGGTTGTAATCTTTCTGGTTTACCATTTGGATTAGTTGCTCTCCATCTAATAAATGCACCAGCTCTGTTACTCATACCACTAACACTATCGTCATCCGGGATTAACCATTGTGGATTAGATTGTTGTTCTGCTGAAACCATTAGTGATCTGTATACAACATTTGTTCTTCGAGCAGTTCCTAATACTGTACTCATTGGAGAACGACCATATACTTCTTCGTTACCAACCATAAATCTAGATACTTTATATGGGTTATAATCAAAACCAGATTCTAAAACTATTTTAGATGTTTCTTTGCATACATGAATTGATGCAAAAGGTTTATCTGTATTCTTTTTACTAGACACATCATAGTCTAATCTTGGTTGTATCATTTGTATAAAAGTATATTTCTTTTCAAAATTATGTTCTAAATCTTTTTCAATGTTTTGAATATCTGCTGCTTTTAATGCTTCTATTCCATATTTTTGTATAGCTTGTCTTATTGTTAATTTAAATTCTCTAGCTATTGTATCTACTTCACCTAAATGATTTTCATCTATTCTAATATTAGATACAACAATGTTTTTAAATCGTATAATATTTTTATCATCTTCTTCTAATGTTAAACAGTTTGTTCCAAAACAACCCATAGATAATAATGCTTGAAACTCTTCTTGTGCAAAGTTAGAGCCAATAAGAATACGATGTGAAATACGACTTACTTCTTCAAAGTATTCTGCAACTCTTTCGTTTTGCATCATGATTGGTGATGGATGTCTATATCTAGCCCATACTGTGTTAGGTGGAAACATATGTGAAAAGAAACCACTAGCAAAGTTATAGTTAGCTTCTATGCAAGTATCTATCATACGTTGTGGTGGTTTTTCTTGGCCAGCAACTCTAATACGATTTATATTATCGTTTGTTTGATAACACCAGTCAGCACATTCTTGCCATAAATTCATCCAATTGCCAATGACATTGGAGTTCATAGCATTGTATTTTTTAATTATAGAACTACCATTCATTAGTAACTACCCATTAACGTAGTATCATCACCAGTTTTCTTTTTTCTTTTTGGTTTAGTTAAGATTGTGCTACCTAAAGTCATATCATCAGCACTTGCTGCTCGTTGATATTCAGCCATACTTGATCTGTCTATTTCAGACATTATATCTGGCGTTTGTTGAATTGGTGGTGGCGTAGGTGCTTTTCCTTTTGATCGTCTACTTCCCATATCTTCTCTTTAATTTACTAAATTTATATAACCTATATTTGTTATCAAACCTTTCAAAACACACATATTCTAATGGTTTAACCATATCAAAAATGTATTTTGGGTTACCTGCGAGCAAATGTACATACCAACAATTTGGCTTGTCAACAATTAAGCTACAACTATCGTTTAAACATTTAGAATGAGTTGGATAACCACAAGCAAATACTTTATCTGTTGATATTATCACACCATGTCTACCACAATAATCTAATATATCTAAAAATTCAGATTTACATTGAATTAATTTACTTGCTGTTAAATAAGGTGTTACACCCATAATTCTGTATCCTCGTAATGTGTTACTTGATGTGTTATTTTTTTTCTAGTTAAGTAAGGTCTTATCATACCATTATGTTGGGCCATAAATAGCATTCTTATTGCATCAGCACCATGTGAATATTCGTTATGTAATACTTTACCACTAACTGGATTCCATTGATAGTTCTTTAAAATATCTATAAGTTTAGTGGTCCGGGAATGAAAATATACGCCAGGCAGGTTGCGTCTTACTATTTCTATATCATCTCTAACAGAATTAGTTTTTGGTATAGTAATAGTTTCAAATGCAAACTCTGTTCGTAAATAATCTATTAAGTTTACACCAGTAGTGTTTTGTCTTTTCTTTGCGTCATGTGGCAAGTAATGGCCACCATAATTATAATTTTTTTCTGTTAGTATATCTAAATAATGCTTTATATCATAACCAGTGTTTTCATAATAATCTATTATGTAAATTTTTTGGTGAATGATTTTAGCAAATACTATGGCAGTTGGGTCATCAACACCTAAATCCCAAAACGTATATACAAGTTCATTACTAGGGTCAAATTCGCCTATATGACTATCGTTTTCTAATTTAGTAATCTCATATCCATACACTGAATTAGCTACATCTGCTACTGCTTCGTTGAGATATTCTTGTCGTGCTAACGAATATGAGATCATCTTTGAGTCAACTCTGTCTTGAACATTCAAGTATGGTATCCCTGTTAAGGGATCGATTTTTTGTAACAGCTCTGGGTTTAAGTTCATTTCATCGCCTACCCATGCATATCGTTTAGTTTCTTGTGGTGTAAGCCACTCACAAAACCAATCAGGATGTTCTTTATTAGCTTCATACATACGATATAGCTGATTATTTTTACCACGCATCGTACCATTCATAATAATCCATGAGTTACCTTCGTCTAATATTGGTGCAAGAAAGCCTGTAACTTCTTCTTTATGCAAAGAAAACTCTGATAATGCGTAGCCATACCCACCTTGGCCCACAAAATCTAGATTATCTGTACCACTAAAGTTAATAACAGAGCCATTAATAAGACCAACTTTCATGTCAGTATTGTTCTTATAAGTAACTATTTCTGGTGGAAAGATAAGGTCTAATAGATGCCCACCCTTACCATTTATTGTTACAATGTTGTTCCATATAGCACGTTCTGCCCACTTACGAGTAGGAAATAAATAGTAATACGAGCCAACTCTAGTCATAGCACGTTTAGACAGTATACTAGCAGTAGTAACGTCTTTACCATGTCGTCTAGGCCAACTAATCAGTAGATTCTTCGCACCCTGATCCAAGGCTTTCCAACTGTTTATTTGGTAAAACCTCGGTTTCAGTTGTGGTAACTGTATTCTCTTCGTATGCGTTTGCAAAATCAACTACCTCAATAATTATATCTTGTGATTCTTCACCCAACCTGGCTATCTTTGCTAGTTGTGCAGATGCTTGTGCATTACCATTTCCAGATTCAGTATACAGATGGCTCATCACTTCTGTTTGAAGAGCTTTCCTATCAGAAAAATCAATATCAACACTTGATCTATTAGTTTGTTTAGCAGCTTTTCTTCTAAATTCTGCAAGCTCTTGGCTGATAGCCCAATTTTTTTTGTTATCGCCTTCTTTGATTGTTTCATAAATATCTTTCGCACTCATTTTTTTGACCAATCAATATCATCGTAGTTATTACGATACTTCTGTTTCTGCCCTATAGTCCTTGCAAAATTACTATTATCTAATGTCTTTTTCCAATCACGTTCATCTTGTGCTTTTTGCGTATATCTATATGGAACATTAGGCTCATGGTATCCACTGTTAGTTTCGCTCATCTATCTCCTTTGCTAAACATATTACACACAGGTAATCAGTCATTCCAGTAGCGTTATCTATTATATCACACACTGGATTATCTTTTGTATCCAAGCAACCACACTCACTACAATGTTTATTGAACGTCAACATCTATTACCTCTACAAATTGCTCTCCACAAAAAGGACAAAAATTTGGGTCATTTAAATTCATTGGTAGCTCACGAACATAAAAAATATTTTTACAATCATAGCACGTCATTTGTGACAAATCACTTATTTGTAAATCTTCCATACCCCCCTTATGGTCTAGAAAGGCGATATTGTAAAGTCTGAAATAAATAAAAGCGTTTCGATGGGTCTAATCGTAATTTTTTTGGCATTTTTTAAAAGCCGAGGTGGGTATCTAAAAAAGCCCTGCCCAAAAAAGAGCGAATCTAGATAGTAATTCCATATGAAAGTCAATGCTAAAATGTTGCTAATATTCGAGTTCAATATTAGAATATTCTATGAGTAATTCATACAGGTAAACTATGGATGGCATAAAGATTGCTATCGTGTACGTACGCATAGAGATGTCTTTTAAATGGCTAGAGGAGTGTAAACTCTCTATGGTATTTCTTCTTATGTTTGTGTCTATATTTCTTCACGTTATATCACGTTATGGTGCTATTATTTTTTTATATGTCTTATATATTAGCTGCATTGAAAGGAGGTAAACATGAAGAAGTTTTTAGTAATGAGATCAGTTGAATTAGTAAAAGGCAATATGGATGTTGTCTTTGATTTAGAGTTACATAAAGATGGATATAAACTTACATTAGATAAGTCCACTAGACGTAGCATAATTAACATTGCGAATAAAATGGATGGTTGTGGTGCATTACAAATATTATCTGCTCATATGGATAAATATTTAAATGATGGATGGATCATTGATAGTGATTCTAAAAATGTAAACTATCTAAATATTGGAACAGTGGCTTGTCCAATCAACTACGTTAATTGGGATTAAGGCATCGCCTTTTTCCCTATTTTCATCTCAACCAGTTTTTTGTTCTGGGATAAAAAAAAGACTGCCGATTAAGACAGTCTTTCATTACTGCAGCAGCAATTATGAGTATTCAAATATTCCTAATTTAATTTTATTGATTGCATCAACAAAGAATTTATCTAGAAGTTTTTGTCTGATACAAAGACATCGTTCTCCTTCATTCCATTCTTGTGATACTACTCTAGTTTCAGTTGTATTATCTTCTAGCCTAACTTCACATGAATTACAGTCAAAACGTTGTTCAAATTGATACTCTAATTCATCAATAATTTTAGTATACTCTTCTGATGGTTTTTCTACTCTGAGAAGTTTTTTACATCTTTGATCATCAACAAAAGTTTCGATCATTCTCATCATATCTGACCAAAAAATATCATCAGAATGTTTACCATATCTAATTCTTCCATAAAGACGATCAAAGTAGTATTTGATGTATCTATCGTTTGTCATCCATTCTCGCTTAAATAGATGCTGAATTAAGGCACATAATGGTATAAACAATAGACCGATCAAACAACCGACTGCTGTACCTGTAGCAAGCGTTAAATTACCACTGCCTAATCCACCAAGAAAATCGGATAAGGCATTGCCTAAACCAGCACCAATCACAGCACCATAACAACTACGTTTTTTAGCAAATGCCTTTTCAACTTCAAGACCGCTAAAAGCACCAAAGATCATCACTGCATTATCGATGATGCCAAATATAATATAATCTAACATTTTGAATTCCTTTCTAATTTTTGTTTCCCTTGTAATAATTTAAAATCACATTTCATATATCGAATGTGATGTATCTCATGGTGAGATTTTAACATCTCAACCAAACGAATATCTTCATCAGTCATCGTATCTTTTTCAGTACGAGTAAAACCAAGAGATTGCATATTCATTTTGTAAGTATGATAATTCATTTTATATTCCTAACTCAACTAACAGATCATATTGTGAAGATGTAATTTGCTGAATGCTACAACTGATTAAACGATCTTCTCGATAAGGTACTGTCCATCCACCACAGTCTTCATCAACTTGATTAAAACCAATATGTTCAGCAAGTTTATCGTCATCTTTAAACATCTCGAGATAATCTTTATTTGACATATATTCAGTCCATTTACAAGTGTACTGATGAAGACACAAATATTCAGCTTTTATTAAAACGTACATTAGCTGACCTCCTTATCATATTCATCCCATTCAGCCTCATATTTAGCACAACAATCACCACAAACCCATCCTTCATATGTAGTATCATTATGCTCAATATATCCACTATAACGATTAACAAATCTACCACTACCAAAATGGCAAAATTTGTCGCAATGAATACAAACTTCGAGGTTATGCATATCAATAACGCCAGTCGTCATTATTTCGCCTCCAAACTAGCATCACGTTTATAAGAATACTCTGAATCAATTTCTTCAACTGTATTACTTTTTTCACCACAACCATAAACGACATCTTCTAACATAATATCGCCATTGTTTATTTGTTCATACTCTTCATCAGTTACTGGACAAGTATGAATCTCTTCTACTTGTTTTGTAACACGAATTTTAATTACTTGTGCCATGATGATCCTCCCAGAACGTTTTCAACTGCTTTATGGATTAACTCATAAAGATGATCATCTTCATCATATTCTTCTGCATCTACGACATGAAAATGACTACCACGTTTTAGATCAACATTTTCTCTAATAACATCCATCGTTTCATTAGTTATTTCATCAACTAAAAGATGAACATCATCAACGTATTTTTCTGCACACTGGTCTGCAAACTTACAAATCTTCCATAAGGCATGATCTTTGTTGTACAGGTCAAATGTGTTTACTAATATGGGAAGTAAATCCACATACTTTGGTTTACATATTTCTTCATTACTTTTTAATTTTGTAGCCATCTTATTTAACCTCCAAATATTTAATTTTTGCACCATTGCGATATTTGAAGTTTAATACTTTATCCGAACGTCTATGATCAAATTTTTCGAGTTGATCTTTTAGTCCACAATTTATGCTACTTAATTTTTGTTTTATTACTTTTGTCATAATTAGTTCCTTAATTAAATTACTGATGATCTCATCAGGCAGTCAACTAGACTACGACGCTCCGAAGAGCGTTTCGATCTATGCAATACTTTCTTCCAAAGATTTAATTATTATTGATTTGTGTATCCGTCAAACCAAGCACCGCATCTTGCGGTATGCCTTTTATTTTTTGTTAACTTACAAGTTGAAGAACTCGTTTCTTTATCTCTACAATGTGCTTGTGCTTCTTCTAGTGATAGATTTCTTTTGATAACTTTTCTTTTAATATCATCTCTAAAATACATTCTAACTATTTTATATTTTTTCATTTTTTTACTCCTAATTTGCCAATGTGAATATCGGCTTACAAATAATATAAAGAAACAGGTACATTTTTAATAGAATAAAATGCTGCCAATATTTGCATCCCGGACGACAATAATTTGCATACAGAAACACAATTTTATTTTTTAAATTTTGATTTTTTTTTCCTGGCCTAATACATGGCCTGGGACCAGATTTAATTTTTAATTCGCCTAACCTAGAAAGGCAGATTTTAAAAATTTTAAAGATTTTTTGATGTCGTCTAGAAAGGCATTTTTGTCAATTTTTGATATTTACATGGCCATATTTATGTGCAATATTTATGACTTAACAAGAAAAGGAATAAATTATGGACAAAACAATAATATCAAAATTACTAGGCATCGACTTACAAATTATCCATGTAGCTGATGATTTAGTAGAGATACAATTAGTAGATAAAAATATTAACAAAGTTATAGAGTCAATGACAATTAGTGAAGACTGGTTGGGCCATCTACATACGTCAATTGATGTCTATTTTATGAACAAAAATAAGGAGAACAAATAAATGTGTGACTTACGAGATGATCAAATCATATTAAATACAGAAGATGTAAATAATATTTTGCATTTATGTAGATTTGCCAAACTATCTGACAATGAAAAGTTAATAGAAGCTGCTGAAAAAGTTGAATCTGACTTTAAATACAATAATCGTTTTAAAAACATTAATGTATGGAAGTATAGTTTAGTTTTAATAGAGGAGGAAGTGTAGTGATAGCGTGTACGTTAAATGGTATTACTTTTACTAATTGGAATGAAGTAGATATTAATGAAGACGATGAAGTTATTTGTAAAATTAATGAAAAGTTTTCAGATGATGAAATTGCGTTAGAAATTCAGACTGCTTGTAATTTTACAATAGGTTATATTCCAAAACTATCTACCATTGAAAAATGGGGTAACGATGCAAAAGAATCAGGTGATCTAGATAAAGCTGATTACTTACGAGAGAGATGGAAGTGGACACAGATTGTTCGTGATTATGTAACTACTGACATTATGCGTAATAAGTTAACAGTGAGTGGTAAAATCAACAGAATAATGCGACATGAAGATGATTCTATAAAAAGTATATCAGTCGTGTTTGATTATATGTAAAGGAAAATAAATGTTAAGATTAAGCAATGAAGGTGTTAGTGTAAAAGGTAGTATTCAAATTACTGATGAATATCCTTGTACAGAAGTGTTTCCAAATTCACACAATGCAGAAAATTATGAGGCTTGGTGTGCTGAAGAATGTAAAAGAATAGGTAAAGGATGTTTTATATATTATTCTTTAAAATCAATTGGAGATGTAAATGATATTAAATGTTGTCACATAAGGAGAACAGTTGATGTCGGCTGAAGCTCATGCATTTATTGTTAAGGAAGCTGTGGAGTATGGTTTAGATAAAGCTATACTCCTTCAGCATATTAGGTTTTGGATAAATCAAAATGAGGGTAAAGATACACATGAACATGATGATAAGGTTTGGATGTTTCAATCAGCTTCTGATATGGCAAGACATTATCCATATTGGTCAAGGCAGAAGATAAGTAGACTCCTTCGAGAGATGGAAGAACAAGGTCTTATTATATCTGGAAACTTTAATAAGGTTGGTTATGATCAAACTAAATGGTACACTATCCAATGTTCAGAATTAAACAATCGAAAGTTAAATAATAAACAACCTATACCATATACTAAACAAGATACTAAAACAGATACATTATTTGATGAGTGTTGGGCTATGTATGGTAGAAAGGGTAACAAGAAAACTGCTTTGCGTTACTGGAGTAAATTATCTAAAGAAGATAAATTAGCTATTCAAGATAAAATTATACCATACATTCAAAGCAGAGAATATAAATTCAGAAAAGATTTTCAAGGTTATATAAACCCTACAAATCGTATTTGGGAAGATCAAGTGGAGCAAACAAAGATAGAAAGGATTAGCATATAATGGAAAGTTGGGAAGACCATGAGATTAGAGAACAAGAGATTCAAGAGAATCTTGAGCGACAAGAGGGTGAGTGGCGAAAGTTAGAGAAAGCTGCTGACCCTAGTTTTTTATCTCAACCAATATCAGATGATTTTTGCATACGAGTGTATGATGAAAACTGTAAATGTATTTATGACTCAAGAAAGGATGGCGACTATGGAGAATGGAAAGCCACACAGCAAGACCAGTGAAGTAGGTCTAATTGGGTCAGTATTACTTGATCCTACAAGAATGAAGAACTGTATATCTTTAACAAAAGATTATTTCTTTGAATCAAAACATATGTGTATTTGGGATGCATTAAAAGAAATGTATGTACAAAATATGGATATGGATGTATTAACTGTTAAAAATTATTTAAAAGATAAAAAAATACTTGATCAATGTGGTGGCGAGAAATATTTACTTAATCTTCAAAGAAGTGAAATTGTACCATGTCATTCTCAAAGTTACAGAGATGATATAATAAGAACTTATAATCTTCGAAAAGAGATCGATGTATATGAAGATGGTATAAGAAGAGCTTATGATGGAGAAAGTGCTTCAGATCGAGTTTTAAGCAGTTTAGTGAGGTATTCTGTATCTAATCAAAATTATAGCATGGATAAGATATGTGATAAATGGGTTAAAGATGCTGAAGATGGTAACACTGGTCATTTAGACTGGCCTTTTACTGATTGGAATTTAAAACTATCAAGATTAAGTAGTGAGGTGTGTATTATTCATGCACCAAGATCAACTGGTAAGACTGCTTGGCTTCTACAATATATATGTTATTTGCATAAAAAAGGTATGAAGTGTAGTTTTGCATCTATCGAAATGATTAAACAAGAATTAGTTGGTAGATTTATAGCACATCTTGGTCAAGTAAATACATATACTATTCGTACTAGAGGTTTTATGACTGATAATGAAAAAGAAAAAGTTTATCAGGCATCACAAAAGCTGAAAGACCTTAAATTAAATATTCGTGATGGGTCTATGAATATCATGGAGATACGAGCGTGGGCCTTATCCGAAAAGAAAAATGGTGCTGACTGTATTATGATTGATAATCTTTTGTGTATAAATGATGGTGGTAGAAACTTTACAAATAGAACAGCCATGTATGATTATTTTATACAACAGTTAGTAGATTTACGAAACGATATTAAGATACCAATATTTTTACTAGCACATCCATCTGCTGAAGGACTGGTAGCGTATAGTAGAAATATAGAGAACTTATGTGACGTAATACTTTATTTACATACAGTGCCATATGAAGGTATTGATGTGAATGGAAAAACAATACATCAAGATCACGAAACTAATGACGATACAATTGTTTGTAAATGGCAAAAGAATCGTAATGGACTATCTCCAGTTGCAGTTTTACATTTTGATAAATCAACACAAACATTTAAACATAGAAGTTGGGAGGAGTAATGTGGATAATACCAAAGCAATTACACACCTATCGTTGTGCAGTGGATACGAAGGAATCGGAATCGGAATTAAATCAGTTTTGCCAGGCCTGCGAGGAATCGCTTATGTGGAGATCGAAGCATTCGCTATTGCGAACTTGGTTGCGAAGATGGAAAGCGAACAGTTGGATGCAGCACCTATCTACACTGATGTTAAAACCTTCCCATACAAAGAGTTTCTTGGAAAAGTATCTATCCTCTCGGGTGGCTTCCCCTGTCAAGGATTTTCAGTGGCTGGAAATAGAAAAGGAGTTGAAGACCCTCGCCACCTCTATCCCTACATTAGTAAAGGAATCGAAGAATGTAAACCTAGAGTTGTGTTTCTCGAAAACGTCAGTGGAATCATCTCAAGCAAAACCCACGATGGACAATCAGTTCTCCAATATGTCTTGTCAGACTTGGAAAGACTGGGTTACCAAGCAACGGCAGGAGTATTCTCTGCGAGTGAAGTCGGCTTGCCACATCAGAGAAAAAGAGTCTTCATCATGGGCTACTCCAACAACAGGCAGAGCAGACCAACAGATGAGTCCAAGTCAACTGAAGAGAAACTCTATGAATCTAGCACAACAAGCAGAAGTGAACGAAATAAATTATCCGACACCGAGAACATCGGATGCAGAGGGAGGGACAGTACAAGCGAAGATCAGCAAGACAGGTCAGTTTTACAGAGAAAACAAGAAAGGCGAGAAGTGGTCAGTCAAACTGAAAGATGCAGTGGAATCATGGCCGACACCGACAGTAGCAGAGGGAACGAAGATTCCAAATCAAGCGAATTATGGACAGATAGGATTGAGCAATCATCCATCGATAGTAGGACTGCCAATGAGAGAGAAAGGAATCAAGGATGGGAAAACATTTCCGACACCGATGGCAAGAGATTACAAAGACACTCCGGGATGCAAAGCTGGACAAATGACAACTTCCAAGCAAGCATTAAGATACCAGCAAGACCAAACGAAAAACAACACGAATGGGAGCAAGCTCGTGTTAAACCCAGATTGGGTAGAACAGCTGATGGGACTGAATGTAGGTTGGACAAACATAGAATAGATCGTTTACGTCTTTTAGGTAATGGTGTTGTACCACAAGTAGCAGCAAAAGCATTTGTAGTATTGATAAATAGGTTGTTGACAAATAGTAATAAATAGATAATTATTTGTCTTTAATTAGAGAAACATTAACATAGGAGAAACATATGGGACTAATGAGTCTAGGCAACAAAGAGTATGGTAAGATCATTGATATTAACAGTGGTCAGTTTAATCAAAGATTATCAGAGGGTGAAGATGCACCAACTGGTACTTCCTTAACAGTCAGAGAATTAACTGCTGGACCAAATAAAGGTAAAGAAGTTAGAGAAGCTCGTGCTAATGCACTTCCTAACAACTTGATAGTTAATGCTGAAATGTCAGAAAGTCAGTATGGTACAAACTTAATTCTTGGATTGATTGATGAAGACGATCAAAAGTATGATTTACAAATAAAAGTAAATTCACAATTTTTTGGTCAGTTTGTTAAGCGTATACCTAATCTAGATATAAAAGCACCTGTTACATTTATACTTGGTGCAAGTGATGGTAAAGCATTCATGTATCTTCAGCAAGATGGTAAGACTGTTAAATCAGCATATACAAAAGATAATCCTAATGGTATGCCACCACCTACGCAACGTGCTAATGGTCAGTGGAATTGGGATGATCAAGAAGACTTCTTGTATGAAAAATGCAAACTCTTTATAGAAGAAGTGAATGCAGAAAACGATGTAGTTAAAAAAGAAATTCCTTTCTAATGGCTAAAAAGAGAAAGCGTTCCATTAAGTCTGCTAAAAAAGGTGCATGGGATGCTTTCTCTAAATATATTCGCTTGCGAGATTCTCTTGCAACAACTGGTACAACAGACAGGTGTATTTGTATAACGTGTAAAGATTCAGTGCCTACACAATATTATCCAGGATTTAACACACTACAAGCGGGCCACGCTATTGCTGGTAGATCAAAGAATATTTTATTTGATGAAGATTTAGTTAATGGACAGTGTCAAGCGTGTAACTGTATACATGGTGGTAGATTATCTGAATATGCTATTATTATGATAGATAAGTTTGGTAAAGAGTGGTTTGAGGATAAATGTTTTATAGCAAGAAAGCCTGCTGAAACAAGATGGTCTATTCAAGAGTTAGATGAAATAAAACAAAAGTATAAAAATAAATATGAGGAATTGTTATGTACAAATATGACTTAATGTATCGTGTATTTTTAATGTTAATGATATCAATTTTATTTTGTTTATTAATGGAACTAATAACATAAGGAGAAGTTATGGCGTATAGTCTAAAGAAAGCTAGAGAAATACTTACAAGGGTAGAACAAGTTGGTATAGCTGAAACAGCTATGGAATATGGTATCGCAGCTTCATCAGTTAAACGTGCATTACGTTATCTGAATAAAAAAAAGAAAATACCTAATCCAATAGATCAATGTGTTATTAATGGTGGTCGTAGAGTATTATGTGTAGGAGATTTACACTGTCCTTTTGATTTAGATGGATATCTAGAGTTTTGTATAAACGTGTATGCAAAATATGATTGTGATACTGTTGTATTCATTGGAGATGTAATAGATAATCATTACACATCTTATCACGAAACTGATCCTGATGGTATGTCTGGTAGAGATGAATTAGACCTAGCTATTGAAAGACTTAAACCATATAACAAAGCTTTTCCAGAAGCATACGTTACTATTGGTAATCATGATAGAATGGTTATGCGTAAATCAGTTACAAGCAATGTACCAAGACGTTGGATTAAATCATACAAAGAAGTTTTAGAAACGCCTGGTTGGATATTTACAGACGAAGTATCTATTGATGGTGTAAGCTATATCCATGGAGAAGCAGGCACTGCAAAAACAAGAGCATTAAACGAAATGTGTTCTTGTGTTCAAGGCCATAGACATACAGAACTATATACTCACTGGTCGTTTGGAATTAACAGATCAGTATTTAGTTGCCAAGTAGGTTGTGGTATAGATTTTTCTAGTTTTGCATTTGATTATGCGAAGAGAGGAAAGAAACCAGCAATAGGATGTGCTGTTATAATAGATGGTAAAACGTGTGTAAATGAGGTGATGTCGTTATGATTAGAATAACTATAGAAGATGATGAAACAATAGTAGGTATCAAAGATAAACATTGTTGGACATTAGAAGATACAGTTAGTGTATTTCAAATTGTATTAAATAAATTCTTTGGTAGTGATGTTGAAGTATCTATTCAAGCTAAACAAAAATCTACTGTTGAAGTTCCTACGCAAGAAGCAGAGGGTATGTAGCTTTTTACTTGACGATATTGTGTAGATTTAGTATGGACATTATATAACTCGTTCAACCTGTATGGTCGGAAGTAGGTCACAGTGACCGAAGGAACGCTAACATGGGAGAGTGACATGGAAGTTATCCTTTATTATCGAGGAGTAGCATACAAGAAAATCCTAAAGAGGTAGTATGCGTATGTGTCCCACTTCGGTGGGACTTATGTTAATACCGATCTTCTCACTTGCTTGCCTTATCATTTCTTCTCTATCAAATCCTTTTACTTCAACTGTTGCTTCCTTACCACTTTCTTTGTGAACAATACGATACATAGACATAACTCCTCTGAAATTTAAATATGAAAAAAAAATGTCACTTTGAAGTTTTTAATGTTGAGTGACGCAACATGGAACAGGTTAATGAAACCTTTGGTTAAACTTCTAACCAGCAGTAATGAAAATTATTTAATTTGAGAGCTTCCAAAGTAAAATGAAATAATGCTTAAAAGCGTAATTTTCAATTCACTAATTAGAACAAAACCAGACAGTTCTGTCCACACTTCTTTTTTAAAAATCCAAAATCCTTTTTCTGAAGATACTGTCATTCCATTTTCAGAGAATGCCATAATCAATGGAACAATAACAACAGCAAACAAACAGGCACAAACAATTAGTCTTCGTACCCATGTTCCTCCATCTCTAGCTGCTGCTTTATCAGCACTTGTATCAGCTGCTTCTTGCTTTGTAATCATTGCTTGCATATTAGCTTGTTGAGCTTGTACTAATGTACCTATAAGTTTAAATATAAACCCAGCTAATCCACCACCTAACATCGCCATCAATTCCATTACATCATTCCTTTTCTCATCATAGTTGGTTTTTTACCTTTGCGTAATTTTTTAAAATCAGCACCAGTAATCTTATCTCTAGGCTCTGCTATTTGAGCTAACTTTTTTTGTTTTGAACTGTATTTACTAAATGGCATTATCTATATCTCCTTGTCTTTTTAGCTATTAATGTTGGTTGTTTACTATGTTGTTTTCCTTTTGCTTTATCTTTTCTTTTCTTTCTAGTAGTTGCTGCATATTCAGCACTAGATAAAGACTTAATCGCAGCTTCGGGTAAATATCTTTCACCTGTTTCAGATGACTTCTTACCTGATTTGGTACGCCACTTTTGTTTTCCCCAGTTTTTTAAAGATTGTTGTGATTTTGCTAACGCCATTATTTATATCCACCACCACGTTGTTTGTATAATCTAGCTAATGCTTGAGCTTTACGAGCTGACCATTTACCAGCAGCAGTACCATAACTAGCACTTGCTTTTATTCTGTTAAATAATGTTTTACGCATCCCAGGCTTTGTATAATTACCAGCTTTGTTTACTGAACTATGTCCTTTCTTGTGTGCCATTATCCACACCTCCATCTTCTTAATGACATTGCTTTTCTAGTTGGTCTACCTTTACTATCTTTCATTGGTCCGGGCATACCTTTCATTCTTGCACAGAATGACTTACGTCTTTTCGCAGCTTTACTGCCTGGTTTTACTTTACCAGTTACTGCTGTTTTTAATTTACTTCCGGGATTGGCTCTACGATACGCAGCAACACCTTTAGCAGTCATACCAGCACCAGATTTGGTTGATCTGTAATTACCACCTTTTCCAGTAGTTCTTCGTATAACTGTTTCTTTTTTTCTAGGCATTATCTTCTTCCAGCTCTATATTTTTTCTTACTTTCTGTTTTTCTGTTTTCACCAATTCTTTTTTTAATTTCACCTAGTAAAGTTTTTCCTCCACTAGTTTCTTTTGTTTTAACACCAGGCCTACCCATAGGGCGTCTTGTATTTAATTTTCTTGTTTCTTTTATATTTAATTTTTCTTTAAAAGATTTAAACTGGCCTTTAAATTGTTCATCGCCACCAAGCTTACCAGTTACTGTTTCTCTTAATTTTGCATATTTTTTCTTTTCAGCATCAGTTGCAGTTTTATTTTTCATTTTACTCATAATACTACGCAACTCTCTTAACTCTTTTTTATCTGCTGCTTTTTGTTTTTCTTTTTTTGATTTTATTAATCTTCTTTTCATTTAAAGAATCTCCATCCTAGTGCAGCAAGTGCTGCAATTATAACACCAAAGAATAATGCTCTACCTATAGCGATAGATACATCATCTACAATTTTTAAACACTTACCTAACCAAGGAAGATGTTTACTATTAATATACTTACTAGCGGTATGTAACCACTCTCTTTCTTTATCACTTAAATCACTCATTGATCTTCTCTAATTTTTTTTCTATAAAATTTAATCTCATATTTTGTTCAGCATCTGCTGGTAAACTACCAAGTTCTCCTCTTGGCCACTTAATTCGAAACTCACTATTATTTGCTACGTCAAGCATTACTTTTTCTTGTTCATGCTCAAGCATCATTATTCTCTCATCTATATGAAAGTATCCTACTACTGCTATGGCTACACCACCTATAATAGATAGTAAGTTACGCAATGGTATAGTTATATCTGTTGACTCATTAACTTTCATATTAAATCTTTATCTGTTATAGTTATATTAGGTATATCATCTATAGTTGTAATAAGTTCTAAATCATTATCATCATAAGTATCTTTATAAAGTAAAGAGTAAGAGCCATCACACTCTAATTTTAACTTACCATCTTCTTGAGCGGTAACAGTTACAGTTTTTTCATTGTATGTAATATCGTATGTCATAATGCCATTACCCTCAAATCTGTAAATGTTGCAGTTGCAGTATTAGGAAATTGAGATGTACCCGAAGTAGTAAAACTTAATCCACTTGTGTCAGATGATGATGTAATTCCTGAGGCTTTACTTCCTACTGTTTGGTCAAACGAATGTTTTTTTTGTGCTGAATTAGCACTACCTGTAGACCCTGTCATTACAGGACTTATATTACCAAAAGCAATAGTAAATGAATCACCACTACCCATGCTAGTAGTATCTAGTTTATAACCAAATGCAAAGTTATCTCCATCAGATAATGTATTAGTACCAAATCTAAATACTTTATGGTTTGAACTACTACTAGATGTTAATGTAATTGAATTGCTTGTTCTAGCAGTTTCAGAACAATTACTAGTAGCAACTAAATTTTGTTCTGTTATGAGAGTTCTAAATCCTAATTTAGGAGCAGGAGCAGTACCACCGCCACTTACCGCCCAACCTGTTTGTGGTGGTGTAGTAGATTTAGCCGAATTAGTATAGGCTACTCCATTTGTAGAATATATAACCCAAGTATTATCACTAGTCTTTCTTAATAATTTAGTTTTAAAAACATCAAGATTTACCCAAGGATATATTTGCCACCAATATTCAGTATAGTATCCTGATATTCCATGATTAGTATCATGTTGTAATTCAAATATACCATTACAGTTTAAACCAACTGCAGGTTGACTACTTGAATGTTGTTTACCCGCATCCATAGACCCTATAAACTTTGGTATATTAAAATGCGTGGTTATACTACCTAAACGTAAGTTTTGCATAATTCACCTAGTTATCTAAACTACGAACATTAACTTTATTAGTTGCGTGTAAATGAGTCATACCTGCGGGTACTAAAAATGGTCTTGTAGTGCCAAATGGTGGAACAAAAATCGCACCTGCCGCTTCATCAGATGGTGCGGCCACACCACTACTATCACCAAATGCAATGTATGCACCTGACCCAGATGTATCAACTATTTCAATTACACCACTTACTGCTACCGCCGCATCACTTGTTATAGCACCTGTCATGCTACCAACTTGTATCGTTGTACCAGTACCTTCAAATTGTAGACCTTTTAAAGCCATAATATAATCTCCTTTAATTGTTAAAACCTATTTGTCAAGACAAATCTTGTCAAGATATTCTTTCATATAAGCACTAGTCTACTGCGTATGCACCAATGCCTGTCATTTCTGCAACAGTTTCTCCTAATATATATGGTGCAGGAACGTCTGTTATTATGCCTTCTACTGCGTTAGCAAAATGAATAGGAACAAATAATTCTAATAATGTTGCAAACTCATTTATATCTCTTTGAGTTACATAATCTTTACCAGTCATTATCTCACTACCTTTACTCATCCATGGACTAACTTTGTATTTAATAAATGTTTTTTGAAATTCATTCCAAACATCTATATCAGTATCTCTTCCAGTAAGGTTAGAGAATGTAGCGTAGTTAAATTTATTCCAAAATCTAAATACAGGCCCCATACCACCAAATATATCTAATCTTAATTTTCCTATAGATATTTTCATAAAATCTTCTTCTTCTGGCTCAAATCCAAATGATGCACCAGCTAATACAGCTAATGTAATTATACCAGTCATTGTTGCACCAAATCTAGCCCAAGATTTAGCTATGTATAAACCAAGCTCATCTGTAAATCCTTCAGCTCTTATTCTATCTTTTACTGCTTGATCTTTACTGTATTTAGCTCTACCTATTTGTAATCCAGCATATATTGACCAAAATGGTAACTGAACTCTAGATAATGCAAATCGTGGAGAAAAGAAGAAGAATGAAGCTGATTGCATAGCTGCTTCACTTTTACCTAAATTACCTCTACCACTTGCTATATTTATAAAGAAAGCTACTTTCTTCAACTCTGCATCTGTAGCATGAGGATTTAATTCATAGTAACCATCAAATGCTGCAGCTCTTAAAAGATTTAAAGTAATTACCATGTTTCTTTCTGATGCACCCATTACTGTTCTAGATACATTACCAACACCTTTTATATTATATACTTTTTCTAAAGCTCTTGAGTTAAACGCCTCTTCTGATGCAGTTAATCCTGTATCAATAGCACTAAAGAATAATCCTGCTTTTTCTCTAATAAAATGCATTTCATCATTTTCTAACGTTAACATAATATCTTTAGCTATTTTATCAGTAAATTCTAATCTACCATCTACTATTGAAACACCTATTCCTTTTAAACCACCTTGTACAGCATTTAAATATTCTTTAGGCATAGCAGTTCCTAAAAATAATGCTTGTCTAAATATTACTGATATATCAGCAGTTGCTGCAAATGCACGAGGTAAAGATACATAATCTCCTACAGTTTCAAAAAGTGTTCTTTCTCTTAACTCATCAATAGCTCTAGTAATTTTTCTTTCAGCAATACGTTGTGCATCTAATAAATCAAGTAACTCTTGATCCATTTCTCTTTCTCTTTTAGGTTTCTTAAATGATTCAAAGTCACCTTCTTCTAAAATTCTATTTAATTCATCTAGTCTTTTTCTTATTGTTTCTTTTCTTTTGTTTGCCCATTTAAAATCTTCTAATTGTTTATAGTATTCTGTTTCTTTTATTTCTTGTCTTACTTCTTGAATACTTTCTCTAAATTTAAATGGATCAGCAACTTGTGCTTTTTTCTTATATAACTTTCCATACATTTCTGGTGGCAACTTACCAGTTAACAAAATAGCTTCTAACTCTGCTAATGTATCTTGTAATCGTTGTTCTCTTTTTGCTTGTTCTTTAGCTTTAGATATATCTGATTTAGGTTTCTTTTCTTTAGGTGTTTTATTTTTTCTATACCATCCTAATATTTCTCTAACTAACTCTTGTAATTCAGCTTCGTTATTTTCTTTTGTTTCTTTTTCTTTTTTATCTTTTTTGTCTTGTTTAATTTTATCTTCTAGTTGTGCAACTCTAGCTCTTAACCTTTGTATTTTTTTATTTTCTTCTGTTCTTGCAGGGCCTTCTCTATCATTATCTACTGGTAAAACAGTACCTTCTATAATACCTCTTAATAACTCAATACGATCTAATAATTTAACAGCTTTTTTAGTATTAGTAATTATGTCTGAAATTTTATTTATATTATCTATTTTTTTCTTTGATGGTTTTTCTACAGATTTGTAATAACCATCAACTAACATACCTAATTGTGATATAGTTACTAATAATTTATTTGTTTGTATTGGATCATAATCATCTGCACTTGTAATTTCATCGTACATATCATTTAATTGATTTTTAAGTGCTTTAAAATCATCTCTTGTAGGTGGACTACTAGGTTTACTACCAAACAATTCTTCCATTTTATCTTGTATGGCTTGTAGCTTATTAGACTGTCTTGTTATTCTTTCTAATTTCTTTTGTGCATCAGTTTTAGATATTCTTCGTCTTTGTATATTACCAGCAATTGCATTAAGTATATCGTATTCTGTTGCACTAGGTAGAGCATTTTTAATTTCATCAACTATATTGTCAATGTTATCGTATCTTTTTAAATTTTTATAAACTAATATTTTTGCTAATTCTCTTATAATTTTAGCTTGTTCTATATTAATACTGAATGCCTGGCCTTTACCAAAACCTTTTAAATCAAAACCTAATTCTTTAGCTTGTAATCTAATTTCTTTTTCTCTTGATAATAATTTTTTAGCAGCTTTAGTTCCTCTTTTTTTCTTTTCTTTTTCTATAAAAGTTTCTGACTCATCTTTAGTTTCTTTATTTCTCTCTGCTTCAATTTCTTTTTGTTTTTTCTCTACAGCTTCAGTTGCTTTTTTATGTTCAGAAGCTAAATCAGCAGCCTTTTGTGTATCTTCTTTAGACACTTTTGTAGATTTTTTGTTATTCTTTTTAGCTCTTTCCATTCTTCTTAAAATACCAGCAACAGTATTGTTACCATGTAAGGCCATTCTTCTAGCAGCAAGTTGTTGTCCACTTATAGAGCCTGCCAAACCATCTGCTCTTATAATATCTTGTAACTCATTAATTAATGCTTCAGACCTTGCACCAGCATTTATAGTTGTTGGTTTAGTTGCTCTTGATTCTGATATATGTATTTCTTCTATTTGATCAACAAGTTGTGCAGTTCTAACTAAAATAATAGCGTGTTCTATTCCTGTTAATGCTCTTGGCTCTTTATTTATAGATTGAGCAATCTTAAATGCTAATGTAGAATCTCTTTGTAAAAATTTAGCAGCTTCTGCTAACAATGTAGAAAACTTAACTTGTTGTGATCTTTCTAACTCATCTAAATTATAATGCTCTAATATTCTTTGTATGTCTTGTATTCTTAACTGAAACACTTTTTGATTATCAAAATTATCATCAAATTTTTCATCTTCACTTAAAGTATCTGTGTCTACATTATCTTCATAAAATTCTTGTGATGATTGATATTCATCTTTATCTACAGTAGGCTCATCATCTATAATATTTTCTTCTTCAGCTTCTTCAGCTATATCTTCTGGATTAAGTGTTTCTTCTTCGATTTCTTCTTCAGCTTCTTCTACTATAGCATTTGTTTTTTTACCTTCTGTATTTTCTTTTTCTCTTTGTTCGTTACCTTCTCTTATATTTGTTAGTAACTCATTTATTCTATCATTAGATAAACTAAACTTACCTTTATCAGTATCTACTTCATCAACTATTTCTTGTTTAACTATTTTATCTTTAGTAGATTTTTTAAAATCAACAGATTGTTTTCCATCCCATCCTATCATAGGCTCAACTAAATATTTAGTAGTAAGACCATGCATACCATTACCTAATACTGCAGCATTAAGACTTAATCTATCACTCATTACTTCGCTTAATGACGCATCAAAACCCATAGCTATTAATAATATTTTAGTATTTATTCTTTTAAATAAATAACCAGTTGGTGACATAAATGCATCGTTAGCTTCTTTAATACTACATCCATATTTTTCTGCAAATATTTTTAAAGATTGTTGTCTTGAGTATTTATCCATTAACTTACTTATTTCGTAAGTGGCTGGTATTCCTATTCTACCTTGATTACTAGCACCATAAAGTTGTCCTTTGTCTTTACCTCTTTTTACAGTCTTTTTAACTTTTCTGCCTACTTTGTCTTTTTCTTCTCTTTTAGAGTCTTCAAATTGCCAACCAGCAGTAAGCACTTGACTTGCATAACCCTCTGGTACAAATGTTCCATCTCCTGTACCAATATAAAATAATTGTTTACTACGAGCATATTTTTCCATATTAGAATATTGATCATTTAATAATTTAGCTATTATAACATGAAATGTTCCTTCACCTTTTTTACCTGTTCTTATTTCTCCAAATTCTTCAACAGGCTCAACTGGTAACTCTTTAATATATGGTGCAAATGCTTTTTTAAAATCTCCCGGACCAGTTTCTTTTGGTAGTGATGGAAAATCTACAAATGTTCCATCTTCATTTTTAACTCTTGTTGCTCGAACAATAACTCTTTCTCTTTGAGATATACCACCATAATAAGCAGGATCAGTTTTTACTGCTTCTACTTTATAACCAGCTTTAACTAATGCGGGTCGTATAACATCATTCCAATGTGGAGAAAGAATATAGCCTGGCACATTTTCTATTGTTAAGTTATTTGGTTTTATAACTTCTATAAACTCTGCAACTTTTTTAGCTATTTCTAATTCTAATTTAGTTGCTGCAGCAAGTTGTTGTGGTGTCATTTTGGATTTTTCAGTTTTAGATAATTTACTAAAAAACTGACAAGGTGGAGAAAAATGCATAAATTCTAAATTTTGATTTAAAAAATCTTTAGGATTCATTTTTGTAATATCTTTAGCTTCAAAATCTGTATTAAATATACCATTTGCTAAATCGTTAATATCTTTTTCATACTCTACTGCTAACTTCCAATTAATTAATTTATTACTAATCATTGGAAATTCCATAGTTCTTGTACCAGAAAAGAAAGTAGCGGCATTTACACTTGTTGATAGTTGTTGTTTACCAGCATCAAAATTAGTTTCAGTATTAAATACAATTAATTGTGATCCATCAGTAACTTGTACAAGATTTCCTGTACCAGAAATATCTGCCATTACACCAAATAGTCTAAAGATAGAGTTTTGTTCAGCTGATTGTATATTTTTTATAATTAAAGAATCATGTCCTATAGATTTTAAATATTCTTGTAGAGTAATACCATCACTTTCTTCCGATCCATATACACTACTAAATTTATAACCTGCTTCTTCAGCTGCTTTTATTAGATCAGCAAAATCCATATCAGCTTCCCATCGATCAGGACTTTCTCCAATAATATATGGATTGTTTACAGTTATTTCAACAGACTCAACATTTTCAGTAACACCTTGTGTATATGCTGCTGCATCTTTTTCTGTAAAAGCATAATATTGTGCATCTCCAAGAACATTTCCTGTTGTAGCTTTTACTGTAGCTGTACCTTTTTTAGTTCTATAAACTTTATAAGTTTGAGCTAATTGTGCTTTACCTGGTTGATCAGAAACTCTTAATACTTGAGTTGACGTACCAGTTGTAGGATATATTCTTCTTTCTATATTTAATGCAGCATCTCTTACATTTTTAGCTTTACCATTTTTAAGTTCTTCTTTTATTTGTTCTTCTGTAGGAACAAGAGAGTTGCCATTTATATCTACAATACTGTCTTTATAATTAGACCTTTGCGATAACATATGTAATACTGGTTTTTGTCCCGATGTAGAAACAATAGAATATCCATATGTATCATGTTCAGGTGTAGCTATAGCTTCTACTGTTCCTTGCATTTCTAAAATAGCATATAAATCTCCTACAGCTTCTCTATCTAATCTATCTTCAGATTCTAATTCATTTTTAAGAGTTGGCTCTGTCATCATTTCTGATAAATGAAGTCTACCTAATGTAAATAAAGATTTACTATCTACAATCTCGCCAGTTGATTTGCTTATAGGAATATCATTAACAATTATACTTTTATAAAAAGTACGAAGTTCGTATTCTAATTTAGCATTACCTTTTGCTACTTCTGCTACTTTTCTAATTACATCTAATGTAAATTGTTTTCTTCTTTCAAAAGATATTGGGTCTTTAGTTACAGGATCAATATATCGACCAGCTAACATTCCTTTAACTTTATTAATATCTCCAGAAACTTGATTTAATTCTGATGATGCTCTAATTAATACATAAGAAAATTGTTCTTTAGTCATAGATATTTGACCACTATCTATTAAATTTTCAAATAAATTAACAACACCTATTGATCCATTAGAACTAGAAAATAATTTTTCTCTACCACCATTAGTAAGTCCCATTAAAACTTTACCTTGACCATCTGCTGACTCATTAAGTAATCTTGCTAATGCTTCTGCAGCTTGTTTAGTAGAAGCCCAAAAATATCCTTGTTGTAAATATTTAATTGGATAATAAACACCACCTTGACCTTTAATTAATAAAACATCATCTCTGTATATATTTCCAGAAAACATACTGTCTGGAGAATGTAATACAATTTTTTGACCTGCAAAATCAGATGGTTTTTTATCTGTTGTTAAATGACCTAGTTTTTTATATAAATTAAAAAGATCAGCATCATAAAAATAATACAAATTTGTAATTGGGTCATAGTATGATAATTGAAATTTGTCGTTACCTTCTTGAGTTGATTCTTCTGATAATTCAAGATCAGTTTTTTCCTGGCCTAGTTGGTCCAGCAACGCAACATCACTTTCTAATATAGCTTCACCTCTTGATGTTTTAGCACCTATTACTTGTAACATTTTAAGAGCAGTTTCATTATTTTTAAGAGATGGTAACCAGTTTCCAAATATTTTTCTTAACCATGCTTTAATTTTGTTTTGTGTTCTTGGTATAAGATTTTCAAAACTATCAACCATAATTCCAACTAGTTCTGCTAAACCTTCTTCATCTAAATCTTTTAGTGAAACTTTTTTATCTCTATATTGTTGTTGAAATGCTTTTATTCTTATAACAACTGATTCATCTAAATGATTAAAATCAATCATGTCATTTAAAATTCTGTTTGCTACATATCTAATTCTTGCATCTGTTTTTAATCGTTGATGAAATATAGCATGAGTAATTTCGTGTGCTAGAGTACCCATTGTTGCACTATCAGGGTTTAACCATATAGTGTCTTTCATGTCATACCAACCTCTGCCAGTATGTCTTGTTATTCTTTGGAAATCTCTAGCATCTTTTGCATATTTAATTTTTACATTAGGTGCTAATACACTTAATGCTTTTCTTCCTTTTTGTAACATTTTGTTAAGAAATTTTTGTCTTCTGTTTTCTTTTTTTCTTTTATCAGCATCATCTACATCTTGTTGTTGTTCATCTGCTCGTTCTTCTGCTCTAGCTTTTTCTACTGCTCTTCTTAATCTAACTTTATATTCAGAAGTTCTTTTATCTCCTTCTACTTCTACTCCTAATCTTTCAGCTTCTGATTTAACTACAGAAAAATCATCCAATAAATCATCTTCTACATCTGCTGTTTCTGTTCGTTGTTCTCCTTTTTTTAATGTTCCATGTAAGTCTAATACTTTTTGTATTGCTGCTTTTCTTCTATCAACTAATGTATCAGCTTCTGAATTACCAGTGGTTTCTAACTCTGTATCAAAAAATCCTGCTTTTATTTTATTTATTAATTCATTTACTTCTGGTGAAAAATCATATTTATCTATAATTTCATTTATTGTTTCTTGTGTGCTTCTTGTTTCTTGCGTGTTAGCATCACCTACTTGGCCAGGTAAATTTAATATAGTCTGTTTTAGAATTTCATTATTGTGTTGTTTTCTTGCATTTTGATCTCCATAAACAGCTCTTACAAAAACATCAGAATTTTGTGGTGACATTTCTTTTAATTCAGCTTCAGTAAAAATAATAGCTAATCTTTCAAAATCTCTGTCAGATAATTCAAGTCCATTATTAGAAGCAATACCTAGTACTTTATTTACATACTGTTCTCTTATTCTATTTCTTCTACCAGCTTCTTTAACTGCTGATATTTCTGATACTTCAAATATTTCTTTTACTAATGCTTTAGTAGCACGTTCACTTGCTCTTGCACGACCTAATCTTATAGCATATTGTTTGGCTTCTTTCTCATTTAAACCAAAATCATTCATTAACATTTCTTGTTTATCAAGAATCCATTGTTTAGTTTGTCCAAAATATCTACTATAAGTTGATTTAGCACCACCTACTAAACCCATACCTACAGTCATTTTTAATGCACCATCTACAGCATCTGAAACACCTCTAGCCCAATATATACTTTCTGGTAATCCTAAATTGTATTTATCATTTAATGTTTTGTTATTTTTATTTGTAAAAAGATTAGATGCAATTTGTTGTAAAGATTCTTCACCTACGTTTTCAATAGCAGAATATCCTTGTGCTTTAAAAAATGCTCTTACGCTATTAAGCATAGGCCTTGACATTCTTTTAGTTGCGTATTTTGTACCAATATTAGTTTTTAATAATGTTAATACCTGTGCATATTCTATCATACCAGAAATAACACCATAACCAAAAGCTGATTGTGCGATAGTTTCTGCTTTGTCAGCTATTTCTGGAGTCCATTCATCTGCTGAATAATAATCTTTTAAACCAGCTTCTTTTCTTTTTTGTTCTTCAAAATCTAATCCTTCTCTAATCATCATGTATGGCATAGCAACGAAAAATGGTAGCGTTGCACCTACAGTTAAAACATCAGCGTTTGATGCAAGAGTAGTAGCAACTTCTTTTAAATATCCACCAATGCCACCAGTTTTGCTATCAAAAGTTTGTAATTCATACATATTAAATTTGGCGTTTTCTGTTAATAAATTAAAAGCACCAGGAATGTTATATTCTAATCTATCTAAAAAATCAGTAGCTATACTATTTGGTGTTTCTTCTTCTCTGTTGTATTTTTTATTTGTTATTTGATAAATTTGTTTAGCTAGAACAACACCTGGTGTATTAAATATACTTACTTTGTTAGGATTTACTGCTCTTACACCTTGTGTTGCAAGAAATTCTAATACTTTTTCTGCTCCATTTACAAATACAGCACCAGTTCCTGCTAAAAATTCTCCTGTTGTAAAATCTTGTTTGTCATATTTTTCTCTATGTTGATTATCTAAATCTTTTTTTAAATATCCAAAATCTAGGTCTTGATCTTCTGGAATATCATAAAACTTTCGTAACATAGTATCTACTTCAGTATCATTTAGTTCTCTTCCATTTTTTTCTAAAAAAGGTCTTCCATATAATGATCTAAAAGTGTTACGAGTTTTAACTCTATTTATAATATCTTTTCCATCATTACCTTGCCAAAACTCTCTATCTTTAGAATTAACAACTTGTGCTAATGGATTAAAAGCTAATATTTCTTGTGGAGTATTATAAAAATCTTCATAAGAGCCAAAATTTGTATTTATATTTCGATTTACTGTTTTATTTAATTGTTTTACATCAACTGCTGCTGATAATTTTTCGGGATTAATATTCATCGATTATAAACTCACCTGCTTTTAGTAATTCATCCAAACTGTTAAATGCTTTATCTTCATAAGTAGTTGGTGTTTTAATATATCTACTAGCTGATCTAACACCTAATGATTCTTTCATAATGTAATCACCAGTATAATTCCAATAGTCTGAAAAAGTATTATCTAAATATTTATTCATAACCATTAAATTATGTTTACTTTTAAATAGATTGCCATTTTTATCAAAAATTAATCTATTACTTATATTTACATTTTTAAAAGTTGCATTATTTTTTATGTAAGATTCTGAATTATTCATAAAATCTTCTATAGTAATTTTTTCTTTATTTAACAATCCTTGTAATGTATCTTCATTATATTCACGATCATTTTTTAATTTTGATGATACAGCTGTAGGTACATTTAACATACTACTTGAAAATTTATCTATTGGCATATTATTAGAAGCGTTATCATAAGTAGACCATGTAAGTTGCCATAACCATTGTGTATCTCTTCTATATCTATTATTTCTATTAGAAAAACCTCCTTTTCCTAATGTTATAGCATTAAGTAAATCATCACCAAAACTTCGTGGATTATCATTTGATGCAAATGCTTGAAATGTTTCGCCTTGCTTCATACTATTTGCAATGTAATCTAAATAATAATATTGAATATCAGCTGGTAAACCACTGTCCATAATTTCGTTAACAAGATTTTTAGTCATATCTTGTAAATCTTTGTTTTTGTATTTGTATTGATTATTACCTTCTGTAGGCATATAATATTCTTTTAACAATTTATTCATTCCATCTTGTAATTCATTTAATCCTATATCATTAAAAGCCCCAGCAAGACTTATTTCATTCATTTCACTATCTTCATCAGCAACAAATTTTGCAATTCGCATATTCATTGCACGATTATACATTGTAACTAATGATTTTTTAAGATTTTCATCACCACCAAGATTTAACCTTTCTATATCATCTAATGTAAATACACCATAAATACTAGTATCTCCTGTACCCATAGCTATTTCATTTATTCGATCTACTGCAAATTTATAATTATCAGCTTTAATAGTTTTAGTAAATTCTTCAACTTGACCAAAAACATTTGATAAAACTGCTCTTTGTATTTCTGGTGGTAAAGCTTTATATATTTCATTTTTTTCCATTTCATCAACTTGTAATTGATTAGTCCAGGATTCTAACATTCCAGTTTCTGTATTAATATGTCCTTTTTCAAAATATGCAACTGTAGCATCATTTAAAATACTATTATAACTTTCATCATCAATACCTTGATCAAATTTCAACTCATCTAACATAGCCTTACCACTAGCATAATCACCACTAATAATCATATTAACAGCAGTATTTTTAAGTGTTGTTATTTTGTTTTTAGTTTGAAATTCTATTTCAGCAATTGCTTGTTCAGACCTAATATTATCAAATTCTTGTTCAGCTTCTCTAACTAATTCTGCTCTAATTCTTTTAGAGTATTTTTTTTCTGATAATCTTTGTTTAAATTTTTCTATTTCTGGCTCAATATAATCAGCTTGAAAATCATAAGGTTTACCTTGTGTTTGATCTCTAAACTTTATACCACCTTGTACTAAATTTAATTTAAAATCTCTAACTTCATTTCCAAAATCTGCCATTGCAGCTTCATCTACTAAAGTTTCATAATTTGTAATAGCTTGTGCAACACCCTCTGTTAAATTTTCCATACCTTGTATTTCTACATTAGCAGTTCTAGCTAATGCTGCTGATTCACTAGATAAATCTAACATCATACCTTGTGGTGTTTCTGCACTTACTCTTGTTTGTTGTTTATATAATGGTATCTCTGGCATTATCCTATCATCCCCGCTTGTCCTATATTAATATCACCTTCATATCCTGTGTTTACTACACCACTCAAATTAATTTTTTTTTTTT